CCTGACTTAAGAGCTTGAACAAAACTGTTCTGTTGAGCTCCTACTAAAACAGGAGATACTTCCCAGACTTTTACATCTTGCAATACTCTTACAGGTACTTCCTCTCCTTTAGAATCTATATGAGATGCTTTTTCTGATTTCATTACTTGAAACCCATAACTAAATTGTTGCATATCTTGCATAGCCTTTACAGTTTCATAAGCTTCTTTTCCTGATTCAGTATTTAAAAAATAACCCTTAAACACAGCTTTTTGATTATCTGTTTCTATAACACCTCTACCAATGACCTTACTCCAATCATGATTCCATACTAATGGCACTTTGTTGCCTGTATATCCTGATCTAAGAGCATTGGCTTTAGTTACATCATTATCTGAATCTATAGTGTCAAATAATGAAAAAACTGCCTCTATGTATCTTGTATCTCCATCCTCTTTAAGCTCAATAGGAGCATTCTTATAGGATAAGTTCTCTGGTCTATCTATTTCATTCATCTATTACCTCAATATAAGCTTCTGTACATCTACAATTAGCTATCAAACTAATTGGAGCATTAGGATCTCTAGGAGCATCCAACTTAATACCATTATACAGATAAAAACTATTCAGAGGAACTCTTTGATTGTCTAGCTCAAAATGTGCTTCTCTGACTTTTCCATCTCTATAACTGATCCACTCTTTTTCTAAAGTCTTGCCTGTAGCTTTAGCAGCTCTTTGCTGACTCCAAGATGCAACTTTACCAACTTCTGTTCTAGCTATATTCTTAGCTCTACCTAAGTTCTGTCCTCCTAGTACTGTATTGATTCTTTTAGCTAACTCATTAAAAAACTTATCTCCATCAGGAGTACCTGCAACAGGATTAACTATTCCAAGCTCCTCAAACTCTTTTATTGTCTTTGTTATCTGTGTAGTAATTCTTTTCTTTGTAGTTGCATTTAAGTCATTCATTACCTTTTTAGCATTATCTTGCACAAAGTTAGCTGCTTGTGAATCTTGAAATAAAGATCTAACCTCAGCAGGAACTTCTCTTTGTCCTCTGTAGAAGCCACCCTCAACAACTTTCTTTATAGTTCTACCCTCTGGAAGTAAGCCTGATAAAGTTCCAAATACAGTTCTTATTGCTTGTTCCTCATCAATCTGTACTCCTAAATCAACAGGATCTGCTGCTTTAAAATTTTCTTGTGCAGGAAAGAGATTATCCCAAGTTCTTACTGACATATCATCCCCAAGAGAATAAAACAATGGAAGTAACTCTTTATCAAACTTAGATTCATTTAAGAATATATCTACATTAGTTTCTAGTGCAGATAAATCATGACTAGCTTTTGCAACATTAGATAGCCCTCTCCTTTGTCTGTTTAATTCTTTTGCATAAATATTAGACATATACTCACTCCAAGCATTCTCTAATCCATTTATAGCTTTCCAGAGTTCTTTCTTTTCTATCTCTGTTCTGTAATGTTTAACAGTAGGAAGTCCTAGTATCTTTACTGTTGGCTCTTGCCATCCATACAATGGATAATTAAAACTTTTATTTTCTTTTACCTTATCTGCTTCTTTAGTTGCCCAATTAGCAGCTCTCATTTTATTACTCTTAGATATATCTCCACCCCATAACAACCAAGCTACCTGCCCTGCTGTTGGTCTATCACTATCTCCATTTAGGTAATCATTGGCTTTCTCTGAATCTAAATCTCCCTCATGCCTAGCAAACCAAGCTGACATTCTTACAACTTTGTTATCACTAATCTTTCCACTAGCCATCTCTCTGGCTTCTCTCTTTGTTTTATCTGTTAAGCCACTACCTGCAAACTCTAAGAGATCTAATCCTCTTTGTGCATTCTTTTGTATATAACTAGGAACTTTATCTACCTTAGTTTCTACTTCTAAATCTGTTTCTTTCTTTGTGCTTTTAGGATGCCCCTCTGGTAGCAAATCTGTATCAAAAGCTCTATTTGGAAACTTACCAGAACTTAATGCTTTTATAAAAGTGTTTACTCTGGCTAATGCCCATTGATCACTAGAATTTACATTTGGTCTAACTGATTGAGGATTAGTATTATAAGCTCCTACTCCTCTTTCAAAGACTTGTCTAAGCATTGAGAAAGTAGCTCTATACTTTGGATCTTTGTCATTGTGTTCTGTTACTTTATCTCTTAAGATACCCTCTATTCTTTTAGATACAGCTTTCTCCTCAATGTCCTCTGATGTTTCTGCTTGATACATTGTTACTTCATCTCCCTCAACAGGAACTTCTGCAACCATCATATTTCTTATAAAGTAATCTCCATCATCTAAAGCAGGTAACTGATTAGCTTGTCTAGCTTCATTCACAGTTACAAACCCTGCATTGAATCCTGTTACTACTCTCTGCATAGTTGCATCCTCATCTTGAGATAAAGCTCTTACATCAGCAAGATCATATTTGAAGCAGTAGTCTGCATTGTCCTCAAAATCTTGTAGTAATAATTGTTTAGTAAATTCATTTGCAAAGTGATTCCACATTGGAATAAGTTTTTGCTCTGTAAAAAACTCTCTAAGCTCTTTTGCATTAGAGTATGTTGCTCTCTCTAGTCCTGCACCTAATCCTGCTAATATTGCAGGAACACCAAGCACAGCAGATATTCTCTCCTCATTGATGTATCTAAGTTTGCCTATTTCTAGATCTTTAGGGCTAAATGAAAGAGTTTTTATATCTACTTCTCCACCAGATATAACTAATGGTCTGCCTCTATTCTCTCCTCCAAATCTCCTACCAAATACCTCAGCTATATTCTCTGCTTCATCACTTGTCATAGATAGATCATTCTTTGGAGATATAACAACACTAGGAACACCTGTGTTCTTAACTAATGCTGCTCCCATCTGTGAAGCTGCTGCATCTCCTAATACTTCAACCATTACTGATCTAAGAGGAGAAAGTCCTCTCCTGTGATTTCTAGGATCTATTCTCTCTCTAAGGTGTATCATATCCTCTGGCAATATACTCATAGTGTTGCCTTTTTGCTTATATTCATATTTAGTTATTAATTGTTCTGTATTGCCTTTTACTTCTACCATCTCTGGTAGTAGTGGGATAAGTTGAACTACAGCTCCTGCATCATTTCTAAGCTTTAAGATAAAAGCATCTCCAGATACAGCTACAGAAGTAACAATATAGTTATTCATAAGAGAAGCTGTCATATTTGGATTAGGATTCTCTAAAAGTATTGCAGCAGGATGCTTATCTATATACTCATCTCCCTCTTGTGTCTTTAAATATACTTTAAGAGGTGGCTCACTAAAAGCTGTACCAAGTACATTTAAACAAGCAAGAGCTGCTGAGTTACCCTCTGGAGACATTTGATTAACTCCACTAAAATAACCTGCATCAGTATTAAATGGAAATACTACTTGTGATGTTGGATACTGCCCAGATTTCTTTTCTGTTTGAACTTCCTGAGCAAAGAAGCCTCTAATATTATCTCTTATTCCCAATTAAGTAACACTCCAATTTGTTTTTCTAACTATTCCAAACCTAGCTGCATAAGCTAAGGCATCCACCATATCATCATGAGATCCAGAGGATGGAAAGCTAGTTAATTCTCTTTCAAATTCTACAAGCCATTTAGCATTTTTCAAAAACCATATAGTGCCATTTTCTACACCTGCTGCAGCAGGAACAGCTCTAGCAGTTTTACTTTTATCTGCTTTTAAGTTCCTTATGGGCAAACCCTGCCTCCTAGCCATCTGAATAATTCCTAAACCAAAACTAGAATCCTCCACTCCCAACCAAGACATATTGTATTCATCAATCTTTGCTTCTATCTGTGGGAGTAACTCTGGAGCTTCTAATCTAGCTCTGAATACATCCATTACTAAAAGCTTACCACTAGGAGTAGTTCCAACTGTTATTATTACAGAATAATCAGCAGTTTCTTTAATGCTTAAAGCTGTGTCCATAGTGCCAAAGATAGATAGTTCAGAATGCTTAACAACTTCATCTCCTAAGATATATTCTGGATCATCTCCTGCAATAGTGTCATAGTACTTAAACCACTCTCTTTTAAACATGTGTCCTACCTCTGTAAATTCTGCTAAGAACTCTTGAGCATATACCATAGAGCCTAACTCCTCTCTGGCTTGAAACAACTCCTCTGGCATTATATTAGGATTAGATTCTGTTGGATAATGATGTACTTTCCAATCATCTTTTAATTTAGCATTCTCATAAAGCTCATAAAACCAATTCATCCCATTAGGAGTAGATATAAATAAAGCCTGTCCTAAACTATCAGATAATATTGGTCTAACTGTTTCCCATGTTTCTTTAGATTGATAAGCAGCTTCATCAAATACAATTAAACTTAATCCACCTGCACCTCTTAATCTTTCAGGCTTATCAGCAGACTTTATTTGTATAGATCCACCATTACTAAACTCTATTCTTTTTTCTACTTCTCTTATTGTTATATATTCCTCTGGAAATTGCCTAGCAAGTGATTTCATAACCCTAAATGAATCCATAGCTTGAGGATATACAGGAAAGATAACCCAAACCTTTTCTCCTGCCATAGCCTTTTCAAAAGATGCAACAATACTAAGGCTTGTTTTACCCCACCTCCTACCTGCTACACAGACATTAAATCTATTATGTTTAAGAGCTTTTAACACTTCTATTTGTTTTTCATGTAAAGCTGGTGGCTTTGCTTGAATAACTTTTGTCATTTCTCTGTTTTATTTTCCCAATCCCAAGCCATCTGGATAGTTGGAGGCATAACAATATTTACATTCTGACTAGAAACTCCTCTAGCTTCTCTTTCTAATTCTGATGCTGTTATAAAGAATCTAACTAAATCTCCTGCATCTAACTCAGATAAATCCATCCCCTGTAACTTTTGAGCTGCTTTAGCCTGTAGATTTCTAGCAACCCTAATCTGCCTTTCATTCATTTCCTCAATATCTCTAATAGCTAGTTCTCTTTTAATAATGTCTAAATAATCTATATAAGCTAATATTCTTTCTTGCCAAAAGAACTTTCTAGCCCATTTCTCTATTTGTGTCTTACTTTTACCTAATTCTTGTCCAACCCCTCTATAGGATCTATTTTCCATATCTCTGTACACAACAAAAGCTTCAAAAGCCTTAGCACTCTCTCCTGTTTGTCTTTCCCATAGTTCAGGTATATCTAAAGAATTTATATCAACCATTAATTAATTCTGCTTTCTGCTCTGTTAAATTTTCCCATCTCTCTATTATGACATCACAATAAGCAGGATCTAACTCCATTAATAAGGATTCTCTATTAAGTTTTTCTGATGCAAGTAAAACTGAGCCTGAGCCACCATATAAATCTAAAACTATATCATTTTCTTTAGAATATTTATTTAATATCCATTCTGATAAACCTATAGGCTTCTGTGTTGGATGGTGTCTTTTTTTATCAAATTCTAAGTTAGTACCATAAATTCCTGCCCATCTGTACCTGATAATTTCTCTTTTATGTTTTTTATGTGAATAACATATTTCAAAACCTGAGCCATACATTTTATCAAATTGTTCATCTATTCTTTTATCCCAAACTAATATAGATCCATTATTCTTATTTATTATATATTCTGCAAAGTAATCAAAACCCCATACAAATATTTCTTTAGCATTTATATCAAAAATTGTAGTTATTAATTCAGGCTTAAAGTCCTCATTATCTCCTATAACATTCTTATATTTAGTTCCTACATTACTTACACTTTTACTATCAAATTTTCCAATAATATTAGAAAAATCAGTATCTAAATACATTCCATAAGGAGGATCAGTTAATATAATATCTATTTTTTTATCTTGTATTAATTTATTTTTATCTTCTTGTTTAGTAGCATCTCCACATAATAAATAATGATTACCTAGCTTATACATATCTCCTAACTTAGTTTTAGGCTCTACAGGAAGTTCTATCTCTTGTTCCTCCTCTAGCTCATCATCAAAGCCAATTAAATCAAATAAATCATCCTCACTAAATCCTGTTGAGTCCATAAGCTCAGGAACACTAGAAACCTCACTTAATAAATCAGCTAATAAATCATTATCATAAGAGCCTAGTTCTGCTGTTCTATTATCTGCTAATGCAAAGGCTTTAGCTGTTAATTCATCATCATCTGTTATAACTACAGCTATTTCATCCCAACCTAATTGTCTAGCAGCTGCAAGTTGATGATTCCCTGCAATAACTACATGATCAGTTGTTGCCACAATAGGCTTTCTCTGCCCAAATTGTTTATAAGATTTAGCTACTGCCTCAACATCTCCCTGTCTAGGATTACCCTCTAAAAAACTTAATTTGTCTATATTAATAGCTAAAGATTGCAAAGAATGGTGGATATTATTCATAAAATACAGTTTAACAGTAGTTTAAGATTTATTTAAGCATTTAGGGCATAATACAGAATCATTATCCCAATAAGGTTGTAAACATTCATCACAATCTCTTGTATAAATATAATCTGTCAATTATCTTTTATTTTAGAAATCATATCTTACAGGCATCTCCACAATCATCTGTAAATTCTTGTGAAGTATCTACAAAAACAGGATTATCAGTTATAAAATTATCAGGTAATTCAAATTCTCCCACTATTAACCACCTAGCTTTATAAGCACTTCAGTTATAGCTGAATTTAATTCTCTTTCTCTTAAAGCTAAATCAACAATAGATTGCTCTAACTTATCTATTTGTACTTTAGAAACTGCTACTTGTTGCTGTAAATCATTAACTGTTTTAAATAGCCAACCTACTAAAGCTGCTAATCCTCCCTGTAAAATTTGATTAAGATTAATTGTTGCTTTCATTACATTACATTATTAATTAACACTACTAAAGCAGAAACAGCAACAATCCAACCAGAAAGCTCTGATCTTGATATTTTTTGATTAACTTTCTCATGCACTTGATCTATTCTTAAATTAATTTTTTCCTGATTAGAAAGAATTAAAATTAATAAATCTTTATTAGACATTCCATTGTTACCATCTGCCATAACTCTAATGTACAGGCAAAATACAAAATAATGAAATTCTAATTGGCTCTTTTGTGTTGTTTTCTAGTACCCATGCAGAAATTTTATTATTAGCAAATAATTGAATTGTGCCATATTTCCAGAGTACCTTTTTTGTCTGTGGATCTATAATCCTTAAATCTGTAGGAATTACAAACTTAACTTTTTGATGCTTCTTGTATTCAATGTTCTGGTATATCATCCCCAAACATTTCTCTGTAGTGCATTTTTTTAGCAGCTCTCCTGTAGTTATGAGGATCTAGTGCCTCTCTTAGTAGTTTATTCTCATCATCTTTTAAATTAGTGTAAAAAATATGTAAAAAATTATAAAGAGTTTCAACAGTTTCATCTATAACAGTTGCACTTCCTAGCTCTGTCATAGTGTTTATATCAAATCTATCTCCCTTATTTAACACAATCTCTACAAGTGTTTGCATACCTTTAAGCATCATAGAGAAAGTTACTCCACCCTGACTTGTACCAAACAATGGATGTTCTTTTGTGCCATCAATCTCTTTTATATTTTCAATCTTATCTATTAAGGTATGTTCAGAATTAATCAACATTATGATGGCTCTATAGCCATAATTTATCTCATCAGCAGCATATTCCATTTTTACCTCTTAAATTTACATTTCTTTGAGCCATTGGAATTCTACCATTACCCTGCTCCATAATATCTAAGTGATTTTCTAAGCAATCACAGAAGTTTCTATCTAACAACTCTTTATAGAGATGATGAACTTGTTTTATTGGTATTTTATAAGATTTTTCTCCAGAGCTTAAATTAACTTTATGTGATTCATTAATTTCCTCTATATCTATGCCAATAAATCTATTAGGAATACAATTTAAAAATATTAGCCCAGATTTTGTGTTTCTATCTTGTGCTTTTTTTCTTAAATTGTTTATTTTACTTGCTGAAATCCATAAATTACTTATGTAATCTTTGCTAAAATTATGCCAATAACCAACAACCTGTAACTCCATAACATAGAGATTATCTAGTATTTTACAAATATAATCCTCTGCAAAGTCCTCCTGATCTTTTATAACTTGCCATTGATTAGATTCACAGACTTTATTAAAAAATGGTCTAGCTTTTCTAACATCATAAAGATCATATTCCTCTGCTTTGAAATCTCTCCTGTTATTAGCATTAACCATCAATAGCCTGTTTCAATATTGCTTTTCCTAGTTCTGGCTCTATAGCATTATTTAGTAAAGTTCTTTTATCTCCTTTATAATTATAAAAATTTTCAATAAATATATCTTTATCCTGCATTTTTTTAGCAAGAGTATAACCTTTATCATTTCTAACTTTTTTTCTGTTATTAATAATAGGAATTGTAAAATTAGCCCAAAAATAATGACTACCTGACTTTTGAGGCTCTATTAGAGGATCATAATAAGAAATAACATTTTCAATCACCCAATATCCTTTATAAAATGTTTTTAACAAGATAATTTCCTCATAGAGTTTCATGTCAGGATATTTAAGAGAAAATGTTTCTTTTTGATTTAATAAAAAATTCATTCTGCTGTGTGTTGGGCATGGAGGAGAACTCCATATAAAATCATAATTTTTATAATTATCTAACAGATATTCATGAGCATCAGTAACAATAATATTATCTTGAGGATATAAGTCTTTATACATTTGTGCAATATTTTCATCATATTCAACAGCAGTTATTTCATGCTCATCTCCCCAAAGTTTTCTATTTCCACCTATTCCAGCATATAAATTAAGAATTTTCATATCTCCCCCAACAATGTTTGCTACTGTTCCACCAACTCCAATCTCCAATATTTCTGACTATCCATGAAGCTGATTTAACATTAGTTTCTGCATTTAACATATCTAGTTTCTTATTATAAATAGAATTTTCTAACCATTTTTCTGTTTCAGAATTTATTTGAAATAGCCCTGTGTCATAAGATCCATTAGTATTTCTACCAATAACTTTCTCTCTGCCTGAACTTTCACAATATAAAACAGTTAATGCAAGAGCTTCATCCTCTACAAAGTGGATATTAATTAATGGAATCCACTCCTGCACCTCCTCTATTAACTCACATTGATTAGATACTCTACTTATATCTGTTAATTCATCTAGGTTAAAATGAACAGTACCTAACAAAGAGCAAGTTAATAAAAGTTCAATCACTCATCATCTCCTAAATCTGCCCAACAAGTATTACAAACAGAGTGATCCTCATCTTGTTCTGTTATTGCTTTTGTGCAGAACATACAATTACCAGAGAATGGAGCTGCTTTAACATTGTCATTTGCAATCTGATTACTCCAAAATGCTTGTAATGGCTTACTTAATTTACTCATTTTCTTTATGTAATATTGTTTCTATTATTTCTCTACAAAGTAAATAAGGAATTTTAGATCTTTCATGATTATTCTTTAAGCCTTGAGTTCCTGTTTTAGATCCTCTAGGTGCTGCCTCATGACAAGAAGCTCCATTTTTACACATCTTTGCATCAAATTCTAAATTAGTCCAAATATCAGTAGGCTTCATTCTTTTATCTCCATATTGACAATAAGAAACTGTATATCTATCAAAAGCCTGAACTAATAGCATTTTTCTCATTAAACCTCTAGGATTTTCAATAAAATAATATTTAGGATTTAGATAGTGCATTATTTCAATAGTTTTTTTTAGTAATAATAAACCAACTTCAGCAGCATCAGATTTAGGATATCTTAATCCATTACCATCTGGAGCTGTCCAATGTCTATAACAACTAGCAACACTAAAAGTTGTGCATGGAGGAGAAGCCCAAATGATATCAGGTTGAAAATATAAATTTTTATAATCAAAAGCCAATATATTAGTTACTTCATCTATCTCTCCATATTGAACATTATCAGTTGTATATGTTTCAAAGCCATAGGTAGCTGCAACATTAGTAAAGCTACAACTACCTGCAAATAATTCTAATACTTTCATGATGCCCAATCCTTTATATAGGCATAGTGCTTTCTAGGAGTTCCATCCATATTTAGCTTACCTTTAACCTTAAAATTACAATTACATTCCTCTTTGTAGATTTTAGAATTGTAATCTCTGTTTAATCTATGCACAGCCTTTCTTAAGTTTCCAGAAGTAGAGAACTCTGGATCTAATGAACAAATCCTGCCCTCTACTTCTAAAATATATCTAATTTTTCTAAATTCTGATATATCTTTCTCTAAGAAAAGGATTTCCATATTACTATGCTTATTTCTAGCAAATAAACCTAACATTATGAAGCTTTCTCAGAACTAGCAATATCTTGAATCTTATCTTTAACTGCTTGTAAATTAGTAATAGATACATCCTCTTTTCTAATTCCTAGCTCAGTTAAAGCACTAGCAGTATAAAGTCTTGCTTTGTCTAAATCTTGAGCTGTGCAATCCATAGCAAAATCCTTAATGCTATTCATAACAGCTTGAGCCTTATGAGAAATATCAGTTACTAATCCCTCAGCTTCTAATGCTTCAACTTTCTTATCTAAATTAGATTTTTCTGGAGCTGCATCCTTACTAGGAACTATTCCAATCATCTCCTCAGCTAAAGTAGATTCAGAGAATACAATTCTTAAGCATCTCCCATTAGCTTTAGTGTTAGCCATCTCAAACCAAGAATTATGATCTTTGCTTGTTTGTTTTGCATAAGCTGTAGCCACAGGCTCATCATCCTCTTTTAATTCAAAGAATGAGCTTTTAAATATTACCCAATCATCTCCATATCCAACCATTTCAGAAATTAATCTTGATTCTGGATATTCTTTATTCATTTTGCTGATGAGTTCATCAACAGTTGTATAGTCCTCTAAGAACTTAGGCATTTGTGCCATTTTCAACCTCCATTTTATTTTTTCCTATATATTCCATATTTGTGCAACCATCAAAAGTTGCATTTCCCCATGCTGCAGATTCTGCAACCTGAAAACCCTCTTTAGTTTCTATTGTATAAAGATGAACAATATTCTCCTCTCCATTCCAATAAAGAAACTTATAAGCCCAATTAAATTTATTTTTTCTTTTAAGTGGGTACATTAGAAAATATTTCTTTTACTGAGAATCTCTCCTCTGTGTAGTCTTGTTTCAAAGTCTGTCTTTTTATTTAACAGCTTTTCCTCTATCCACATCCAAGCAAATAAAATTGTTATTATAAGAGCTACTACTCCATAAAGAACTAGCCCTAGATAGATCCATTCTTGAATCATCATTTTTACACCTCCCCAACATTGTTCTGAATATGCCAATTATGAAATTTTTTCTCTATCATAATGGCATAGCCTTTTGGATCATTATCTTGAAAATCCATATTTTCTTTAGTTTCAAGCACATTAGTAACCTGTGCATATAAAACATCTGAAATTGGATATTCAAATCCACAAAGATTACAAAGAGTAGGCTCTGCTATATTTCTAGCTTTTTGCCATTTCTTATAATCATTATCAGCTATTGAATCTGCTGCTTGAATACCAGATCCCCAATTTGTTAATCTAAATGTTGTCATTTTCCTCCTAATCAACTAACAATAAATTGTCCCATAAATTTGTCATATTGTAAAGCATTAAAAGTAGAAATTAAGATTAATAAGCTCAAGCCCCTTAATAGGCTTGAGCAATATTGAGTAAGTGTTGTTGTGTTGGTTGTAGGTGGAACTAACCCTGTGCCACTCCCTCCCAAAAACCAGAATGCCTAAATTTAGTAGCATTTAAATATGTGGAGTAATAGGCTTTAACCCTAGTTTATATGAGGTGTAGCTAGTCCTCTAATCTTAGATCCTAATCAACTATCTCTTTTTGAAAGCTACAGAAAAAGTTTATTTGTGTATAACACTATAAACTACAGTTAAGACAAAAAGGCATAAATTGAAATAAATTAATTTTTGTTCCAGAGCTTTGTTATAGTTAATACTGAGCAGGTGGAGATATTCATATACATACCCCTTTGTGTATGTTCATTGTAGCCCTAATCAACCTCAACCTGCTTAACAAAAAAGAGGAGATACAAATCTCCTCTTTTTTTTATATACAAAAGGAAAGCTATTGCTAGTATTCCTAAAGTAAAAATTTAGCCTTTTGGTATATTGCTCATAAATTTGAATGGAGCATCCTCCATAGCATTTTGAACTACTGAAACAAGAGCTGTAGCTCCTGCCATAACACCTGCCATAAGCACATCTGTTTCAAACATACCTGCTTGATTAGCCATCATTACAGCTAAAAAAGTTTGTACTCCAGATCTTAGTCCTCTGATAAGTGCAGCTTTCCAATATTCCATCTATTCCTCCTCTTTTAATTTTGTTTGTATTATTTTAAATTGATTGCATTTTTTATTAATACATACAAAAGCCTTATTAATTAATTCTAGTTTTTCCATACAGGAATGACATTTTATATTCATGATTGTGAATGAGTTAAATTATTTAACTTGCATTCCTTTTAGTATGATTGCTTGTCTAAGAGCTTTAATCTCAGCTTTTAGATGTTTTATTTCTGTAGATAATATATCCATAATATCCTCCTGATTCTTAGAAACTTGAGATATATTTACAACATCATCTGTTGCTTTATTAGAAACAATAGATCCATCAAAGTTTTTATAGGTCACAGTTACTTCCTCACCAGAAAGAATTGCATCTCTAACAACAGGATAAACTTCCTCATAAGCAGCTCTTGAAGCTCCTCCAAAAGCATCTTTCTGGGTTTTTGAGAGCAATAAACATCCTTTGGTATCTTTTGGTGAATTTCCTACATGCCAAAGCACATAGGAATAGTTTGGAACATTATTAACTAAAATCATACCCTGATGCCAATCTTGTCTATCAGCATACCTAGTAGAGTATCTATTGTGGAAACCTCCCTCAGCTCTTAGAGTTAGTTTGTATGTACCTGCTGGTATTCTTGTTTCTCCATAAATTTTTGTTGGATTATATTGATCCTCCATTGTATAACAAAGAAAGGATCTTACATTGTCTGTTGTATCAAATAGCAATCCAGAAGTGAATGTTGTACCACTATTAAATCTTAATACTTCAAGTTTCATATTTACCTTATAACCTTAATATAGTCCCACTTAGCTTCTCCTCCAATTACAAAAGTTAGCATTCCTGCCCTAGATTTGTCCCCTTTTGTATTTTCAAACCATTCTGAGCCTGAATCTAATGTTGGAGCTTGTAGTATTAACCTATCAGAACTCTCATAAGCTGAAAAATAATGGTAATGCCCATGCAGTACAATATCTGCATCAGCAGTTTCACTTCTTGAAAATGCTTGATCTGATAGCCATTTTCTTGCTTTAGCCTGTGAATTACCTGCTCCTCTCATCTGATGCCCATGTAATAAAAGGAGTACTGTATCTGATACTTCTATTGTTAAGTGCAATTCATTGTCTGGGATAATAAAATCTAAGCTTTTACTGTATGCAGGAGATTCTTTAAATATTTCTTGCAGCTCCTCTGCTAACATCACATCTTTATTATCTGCAAAAGTTGTATAAGCTCTCCCATTCTTTCTGTTTTCTCCATGATTTCCACCAATAAAACAGACTACACCTTTACTAAACAATGGCATAATCTCTTTAATTATTGTATATATCATTCTCCTAGCTACTTTTTGTTGAGATCTTTCATCCATTATTGTTGAAAATTCTTGCATACTGTAATGATTGCTGCATGATTCTACTAAATCCCCTAATCCTGCAAACAATACCTGTTCTAATGGCTCTACTTTTTGGATCTGCTTAATCTGTGCCTTAATCTTAGGAATATAGTCTATAAACCTCTCTATTGCCTCCTCAGTACCCTCTTTGCCTATTTGAAAATCTGCTAGTGCTATAACAAAAGTTTTAGAATCTTTTACAGGCTTTTTTTTATCTAGTTTTTTTAACCTACCTGCACTTGCTAAAAGCTTTTTAAAGTCCTCATCTGGCATATATTCATCAGTAGAAACAATCTTTGCTTTAAAGTAATAAAGCCTCTCTATATTGCCATTTCCAATATTAGAATCCCAATACCTTATCTCTGCTTGATTTTCTATAACTTTGTATTTGTGAGCATCTTTACCAAAATAGCTCTCTAATTGCTCTTTCCAATCAATATCATTGGATTTTTGAGGTTGTGATACTATTTCTCCAGATCTTGTAGCCTGATTAAAAGAAGCTGATGGCTCAAAGCCTTTTGGATGATTAACTTTCTTTTTAGACTTTCTAGGATCTCTATCCTGTACAGTTTCAGCAAACTTCTTAAGGTTATTTGATTCTGCCATCTCTATAATCCCTAAAATATCTCCTTACTGTGTTGTAATTAAGATGTTTGAATTGCTCATATTGATCTACTAAATATTGAGCTGCTAAAGTATCTGAAATATATTCTGATTCAGCTTCTTTTGCCACTTTAAGAAAGATTTTCTTAGCTTCTGGATTATCTAATATAAATCTAGTTGCTGAATATTGCCCTGTAGGCTTCTTTCCCTGCTGTTCAGAGTATTGTAATAAAGTCATTATTCAACCTCCTATAAGTGTAGGTTAGCTAATTACTAAGACAAATTTATGGGGATTCTGGCTTTGGATGAGCTTCTTTTATTGGTTGAATTATATCTGTTTTCCAAGCTTCTAGGCCATTGTGGTAAATATAATCTAACTGCTCTCCATAGCTAGGATAAGCTTCTTGCCTAGCTTGTACATAACCAAACTCTTGTTCTTGCCATTTAGAATTAGCTAGATCAGTAATTGCTTGTGCATAATCATCCTCAGTAAATTCAAGTCTTTCATTATTAACTTGTTTATACAAAGGCTTTGCAGCTTCAATTTCTGTTGTAGCTTCTGTTGTTAATTCCTCTAATGTTGCCATATCTTTATCCTATCATATATTTCTTATACTTATTTCTTTAAACCATACAACTTAAATGTTCCTGCATCTATATTGCCTGTATCAAAACTAATGCTTACACCATCAACAGCAGTTGTTTGTGTATAAACTCCACCACCTTGATGGCCTAAAAAAGTTCCATCATCTGCTAAATAACTATTTTCCATAGTAATAAAAGTATATTCTGAACTGTTACTTGCATTAAAAATATAACAGTTTCCATTAAAAGTTTTACCTGCCTCATTTTCTAATGAGCCTGATATTTGCCATTGTGCTTGATTAGTTAAAGCAATATTTGTATATGTTGTATCTGTTCTTAAAAGTTTATAAGATAAATCATAATCACTATCTGAACTTGCAGTTCCACTTTCAGTAACCCTTAAAAATACATCTGCATTAACAGTTGCAGGACTAACATTATTTAAGGTCAATAAATACACTTCATAAGTGCTATCAATACCTGTTAAAGTTACAGAACTTACTGCTGATGAAACTGTTGTTTCTGATATTTTTTCTAAGCTACCTGCCATTATTTAACTCCATATACTGATATTGTTCCTGCATTTGCATTACTTGAAGGAAATAAAATCTGAAATCCTGTAATTGAAGCAGTAGTTGTTAAAACACCAATTCCTTTGTTAGCAACAAATCTAGGATTTGAATAAAAAGATGATGATTGACTTTGATTAAAAGTATAACTTGAACTATCAAAAGGATTTGAAATATAATGAACTGCACTACCACCTTGTGGGCTATCATCTATTGTACCCACAGCATAATAAATTTCTGTTGTACTAACTACTGCACTTCTAATATCAGAAAAACCTGTATCTGCTGGCATATAGAAATCTGCATATTCATAATCTGCACTAACAACACTATCACTTGAATTGATAAATCTTAAAAATGTTTCTGTTGCAGTTGAACTAGCAGTACTAAAATTGTTCATAGTTATTTTATAAACATCATACTTGTCTGAAAAAACATTAGTAACAGATACATTAGCAACTGAGCCTGATAATGTTTGAGATTTTATTAATTCTAAACTTCCTGCCATTAGCTATTCCTTAATTCCATATAGAGAAAAAACACCACTTGCAATATTGTCACTTGAAAATTTTAATTGTAAAGCATCTATTGTTTCTGCTTGATGATAAACACCACCACCAAAAACTGAAATATAATCAGGGTCTTGTGTAATCCCTGTGCCTTGAAAATTTACAAAACTATATTTTGCACTATCTCCTAAATTATATAAATATATATAAGCACTAAAATTTTCTCCTGTATTGTTACCTACATTTTGTACTATTGTAAAATCTCCACCACTTGTATTTCTTTTTTCTATAAAAGTTCCATTAGATTTTTGGTACATCCAAGCCCAATCATAGTTAGAAGTTTCATAAGAACTTCCACCATCATTTGAAACTGTAAGTTCTACTGCTTTATTATCTGCATCAGATTTTATTCTTGATATTGTTAAAAAATGAACATTATAGGTAGTTTCTTTAAGTGAAGTAAATGTCAAAGTGCTAACATTACTTGAAACAGTTTGAGTCTGTATTAATTCTAATTTACCTAGATCTGCACCACTTAGCCCAAATCTAGCTGCACCTAATGGCATATTGAACTCCTAACTAAAATCTTGTAGTGCATTTAGTAATGGTGTACCTGCATCTAGAAACAAAAATGTTACTAAATCAATAGCATTAGCACCTGTAGAAACTGTATAGCCACCACCACCTGCTGTTTTTGCAGTTACATTTCCTCCACCATTTACAGTTACAGCATTAATTGCAACTGTTTTAGCACTTGAGGAATGTTGTGTTATTTGAAGTGTAAATGTTGAAACACCATTAGCAGGAACATTAGTAAAATCTATATCTGTAATGTTTTCTGTAAGAGTTATAGATCCTGTGTTTCCATTATTCATATCTATAGCTACAACTCCACTAGAGCTTGTTACTGCTACATCTACTTCTGAGTAATCTTTAAGTGCAATACTTTCTACAGTTGAATCAAGATTAACTGTTACTGTTCCAGAAGTACCACCTCCATTTAGGTTAGTTCCTGCTGTAACTCCCTCAATATCTCCTGCTTCTGCACCTATCCAAGCAGATCCACTCCAAGCTTTGAGTAAGTTTGCTCCTGTGTCATAAAATACAGTTCCCTCTACTTTGTTTGTAAGAGCAGAGTTTGCTGCTGCTTCACTTGCAAATATAAAAACTATTGAATCTTGAATGTCTTGAAATCTAGCTTCTGTTACTAGATCTCCTGTACTCCAATCAAACCATCCACCAGCTGCCATATAAAAATATCTCCTTTAATCTTTTTTAAGTATAACTTATGTTTGTGTCTATTCCTAACTTAGAAACTCCTAGAATCCAAGCTCCTGTTTCAGCAGGAGAAAGTCCAATTTGCCAATTCCAAGTCTTATTTCTAGCATCAACTTTATGCTTTATTCTCTCTATAAACAAATCATAAGTTTCTACTGTGCTAGATGGTGTAGTGACTTTTGCCTCAACAAAGCTTCCTATATCTAATCCTAATGCTTTAGCCCATAATCCTGTATTTTGTTGTGGAGCAAAAGATAAGCTTTCTACAGTAGTTTGAGGAATAGAGTTAGCTACTACCTTTTGTTCTGCAATAGAAGCTGCATCTGCATCAGATACATTTAATGTTCCAGATTCTGTTAATACATGAGCTCCAAATCTCTCTACAGAGTCTGAATCTATAGTAATCTGTGTAGATCCACCTGTTCTAGTTCTCTGTACAGTATTAATTATTTTTGAATCATCATAAGCAGATACAATATCAACATAAGGTAATTCTCCTCCACCCTGTCCAAAAGTAGCACTAGGAGTTGTTGTATTAGTCAATCTAAAGTTTCTATCTCTAAAAGTAGCATCTCCATTAGCACCTATAAAGAAAGTACCATTCTCTGCTTGTTCTACTTTCCTTAGAGCTGTTAATAAGTCATCTGTTTCTGGTTGAGTTTGCACTTGTAGCTGTCCTGTAGATATTGCCTGATTACTATATCCAAAGCTGTCAAGTATGTTTTTAACCCTTATAGAGCTTAATTCCTGTGCTTGAGTAAGTGATAGCCTAGTAGTAGATCCTAACTTAGATATTCCTAACCTCCATCCAACACCATCTAATGTTGCATTAAAGAAAAGCTTAAAAGCATCTACAACTCTAATTTTAGTTGAGGCATCATAGCCCTGTCCTGCATACTGTACAGGAAAGCTCTCTACAAAGCCATGAAATATATCATAAGTTGTAGAACTATTAGTAGCTCTTATTCTTAATCTTTTAAGAGGTTGTATTTTAGTTCTACCTGCTGAGGAATCATAAAAATGTGTTGATTGATTAGGAGAAAATCTGTTATCTCTGTTATCTAAAACAACTGTAGCTGTTCCTGTCTGGAACTCTGCTAAATCTGATATTCTCCCTCTAGTTGTTTCAAAACTTCTTAAATAAGCAGTTACATCTGTAAATGTTTGAGAACTATCTAGTGGATTACTATCAAAAGCTATTTCACAAGTTAAAGTTACATTAGAATCAAAAGGAACTGACATTATCTAACCAGAAAGGCTTTGCCCTGATTTTGTATTCTTGTATTAACTTTTTGGAAAGTAGTTGCAATAGTTTCCTCATCAATAACAACTTGAGTTGTTAAGTTTATATCCTGCCCACCTGTTGATTGAGCAGATACAGTAGTTTGTGGAGCTACAGTAGGAGCAGGTGTAGTTTCTGGAGTAGGTGTAAATCCTCCACCTCCTGCCATCTCTACAGCTCTAAATTGTGCTAACAATGCACCCTGATCTATAAGTTTTTGATTAGCATCTGCCTGTTGATTAGTTAAATCTATTGAATTGGCTAATTGATCATTTCTTGTCTTTATTGCTAAATCTTGATTTTTTATAGCAGTTTGTAAGTTATCCTCTGCAATAGTTAAAGCATCTTGAGCTAGTTTTAACCTGTCTGAATTGTTAGCTAATTCAAATTCTGCTTCTGCTAGTTCTGCTTCTGCTAAAGCTAGATCTAATGAAACATCTTTACCTGTTTCTTGAGCTTGTGTTAATAATGCTATTTGTGTTTGTAGTTCTGCTTTTGTTATTGCTGCTTGTGCATCATTAACATTCTCTTGTATTTGTAGTTCTTGTAGTTCTTTAGCTGCTTGATTTCTATTTCTTTCTGCAACTGCTATATCATTATTTGCAGAAGTAATTAATTTTAATAGTTTGTTTCTATCTGTTTCTAATTGAATATTTGTTAATAATAAGCTATTTTGTTCTCCAAAAAGAGGATTCAAGAAATTATCAATAGTATCTGAAACTTTTTTATATTGTACTTGTTGCTTTAGACTTGCTTGTCTAGCTTGTTCCTGTTGTTTGTTAAGTAACCCCTGAGCAATAGAAGTCTGGATTAAATTCTCAGCAGTTAAATCTGTTGTATCTTGAAAAGCTCTAAATTCATCTGCCAATTCTTTAATAGTTTTTCCTGACTTAAGAGCAAAAGTTCTTTCAAAGAAAGGTAATTGTTTCAATCTTTCATTAGCTAAAGCAAAATCTCCAACAGCTTGTGCTAGTCCTGCAAAGCCATTAATTAATATAGGAGCTACATCAAAAGCAAATTCTCTAAATATTGGAAGCAATTCAGCTGCAACAGGAATCAACTCCTCTCCTATTTCCTCTCTAAGTTGTCTAAGCTCTGCATTTAAAGCTCTTGATTGGTTAGCAAAAGATGCCTGAGTCCTATCAAGATCTCCAATTTGTACTGCTGCTTTACTTTGAATTAATGCAAGAGTAGCCAATGCCTTATCTTGTCTGGTTAATTCATCTGTGTTTCTTTTAGATGTAATTTCAAAAGCTTTAGATTGTACCTCAGCTTCTGTTATTGCAATACCATAAGTTTTAAGAGCTTCTCTTTCTCCAACTAATGCTGATCTAAATGCTTGAAGTACAGGCTCTGCACCTGCTGAAATGTTAGAAAAGGAAGCTACATCTGCTGCAATCTTTGTAAGTTCTATAGAAAGATCTGCTGAGGCTTCTTGTGTAAATCCAATACCCTGTGCAACTGCACCTAATGTTGCTTGAAGTTGCTGTGCTTCTCCTACAGTTAATCCTGCTTTATTAGCAAAATCCTCTAAAAATAATGTTGCTCTAGCTGCTGCTGTTCCAAAAGTTGTATCAAAAGCAGCTCCTGCTTCCTCTGCTGATACTGCTGCATCTAATGCTGATTTTGAAAAGTCTAATAATGATTTTGCAGCAAATATTGCTCCACCTGCTATTGCTGCTTTGCCTAATCCAGACATACCAGAAGCAAACTTTGCATTCTCTTTAGTTCCTTTTTCAACAGATTTATTAAAATCTTTAGTAGAATTAGAAACTTTATCTAAACCTCTTGAAGTTTTATCTGCTCCTGTTAGCTTTAGGAACATCTCCAAAGTTGCTCTAGCCATTATCTCCTCAATTTACTTCTAGCATTAGCTTCTGTAATAGCTTTCTGCTCTTTTTTGTTTCTATCTATGTAGTATAACTTCCAAGACTCAAATTCTTGCATACTCATATTTTTTCTAAGAGCATCAACTGTCATGCCTAAATCTAAAGCTAGTCTAAATTCAAAAGCCAACTCTGTATTATTCTGGAAACTCAGAGGCTATAGAAGCCTGATCCTCCTTAGTCCAAGCCATACACCTATAAATCCCTATGAGAACTTTATCTACTATTGATGGTGTAGCTTTACTATAAAACTCCTCAACCTGTTCTAAATCATCAAGCTGTGGATCTTTTAAACCTTTAAGCAAAAGGTGTTTTTCAAATAAGACTTCATCTTTAATTCCATCTTTTTCAGATAGTTCATTGATTTCTACTGCATCAGCTTTAGTTAAACCTGTAACTAATACTGTTGCATCCCATTCAGGTATTTCAATCTCTTTCTCTGGTAAAGATGGTGCATTAGATATATCATCCATGCTAAGTCTTTTCATGATAACCTCTTTTCTGTTGTGAATTACTTAAGTTATATTTTAAGC